TGATGTATCAGCATTAGCAAACTATACCAAAGAGAACGAAGCTCTATTGGTTACGAGTTCTGTACTCGGTGCAAAAACCGCATCTTTGATTAAGACTCAAGGAAATGTAATGGTAGGTGTAAAATCTGCCGAGACAATCAACATTATGGATACTGACGCTATCTTTCAAGCGGGTGGTTCTTGTGGCTTCAATGCCTCTGGTTCAACTACGTTCACACAGCGTACTGTAACTGTTGGTAAGATTAAAGTAAACGAATCTCTTTGTCCTAAAGACCTCGAAGCAAAATATTTGCAGAAGGCTTTACCAGAGGGAAGCCGTTATGATTCAGTAGCTTTCGCTGCCGATTACACAGACAAAAAGGCTGCTCGTATTGCTGCTCAACTTGAAACTGCTATCTGGCAAGGTGCAACAGGTTCTGCAAACGTAAACCTTAACAAATTCCAAGGATTAGTTGCTTTGATTGGTGCTTCTGCGGTAGAAGCTAACAACGCTACTTACTTTGGTGGTACTGCAACTGCAATCACTTCTGCTAACGTAGTAGCGATTTTTGATGCTCTTTACAAAGCAATTCCTGCGACTGTTGTAGCAAAAGATGATATGACTATCTGGTGCGGTCAAGATGTATTCCGTACATACACAATTGCATTGAAGAACGCAAATATGTTCAACTATGCTTTTGATGGTAAAGCCGATAGCGAGTTCTTCTTGCCCGGTACTCCAATCAAAGTAGTAGCTACTCCGGGTCTAAATGGTGTAACTAAAATTTATGCTATCCGTTTAAGCAATATGTTTATCGGTACAGACCTTTTGAATGAGGAAGAGCGTTTTGAACTTTTTTACGCAAAAGAAGCAGACCAAGTTCGTTTTGTGAGTGAGTTCAAGATGGGTGTGAATGTAGCCTTCTTGGATGAGATTGCATCTTTCATTATCTAATTAAACGAGTGGGTAGCAATACCCACTCTTAACTTTATAAACTTAACAAAATGGCTTGTGCTTTAACACAAGGATATACTCTTGATTGCAAAGATAGTTTAGGCGGTATTAAGGCTATTTGGTTAATCAATCACGCAAACGTGACTGCAATTACCGAAGCATCTGGTATCGTTTCGGCTATTACTAAAGCAGCAGGAAAGGTATTCTACAAATATGAATTAGTTAAAAATACAGGTTCTTTGACAGAAACGATTACGGCTTCTGTTGAAAACGGAACTGTATTCTATGCTCAAGAACTATCTGTTGTTCTTAACAAACTCCAAGCGAACACTCGTAATGAGATTTTACTACTTGCTCAAGCTACTCTAATGGTAGTAGTACAAGATGCAAACGATAAATATTGGCTTATTGGTAGGGTGGCAGGAATGGATTTAACAGGGGGTACTTCTGCAACCGGAACTGCACAAGGAGACCGAAGTGGTTATACTTTAACATTTACGGGGGGAGAAAAAGAACTTGCTCCGAATGTTAATAGTAATATTATTGCCGGTCTTACTTCATAAGGCTTTCGTGGTTCGTTATAGGTAGGTAGATTAGCCATCCCTTTTGGGGTGGCTTTTTTTTGGTAAAAATCGTGATAATTTCTATTTAGTAGTATGATATATTTAACGAAAGGTGCAACGAGCCAGATTATACTTACTTTAAAGGAAAAGCAGACACTTTCTTCGCCTAATTATTTATTTGTTTTTACGCATAGGGGTTCAAATATTGAAGTTAAATTTGTTTTATTGAATAATCAAGACACTTCTGCTTTTAAGGATAGGTTTAATGAATTTTCAATAGTTACTAATACTCATTTTGCAACACAAGATTCTGGAGAATATGAATATGAAATATATGAACAGACCTCTGCCAACAATACAAATCCTGCAAATGCAACAGGATTAATTGAAACAGGCATTATGAGGCTTAATGATTCTTCTACGTTTTCATTTACAAAATATCAACCTAACAATACATTTATAGTACGATGATGGATAATCTTGTTATATTAAGTTTTGCAGAAGCAAAGCAACCCGAATATCGGGAGAAAAAGGGTATAGGATATATTGAGTTTGGAGATAAGAATGATTATCCAAATTACTTATTAAGCCTTTACAATAAAAGTGCTAAACACAACGCTATTGTTAGAGGTAAGGTAAACTATATTACGGGTAATGGTTGGGCAACAAAAGAGCAGAATGTAAAAGCTGAAGAGTTTATTAATAATATAAATCCTTACGAATCATTAACGGATTTAACTCGTAAGGTGTCGGTAGATATCGAAGTTTTTGGTGGTGCTTATTTAGAGATTATCTGGAGTAAAATCGGTGGTAAGATTGCTTCTATTAGTCACATTGACTATACAAAGGTTCGTTCTAACAAAGACAATACACAATTTTGGATTAAAGATTGGAACGATAGAAAAACCGAAGCCGAAATAATCATAGGTTATAACACCGAGGTAAGGGAAGGCAAACAAATTCTTTACATTAAGGAATACAGACCGGGATTAGATACTTATGCTTTGCCCGGATATATGGGTGCGTTGAATTACATTGAAAGTGATGTAGAGGTTAGTAAGCACGTTTTAGGTAATGCACAGACAGGGTTTAGTGCAAGTAAACTAATTACTTTACCTAATGGAGAGCCTTCTCCAGATGAAAAGAGAAACATAGAAAGAAGGTTTACAGAAAGATTTTCGGGTTCGGATGGCAAGAAGTTTATTCTATCTTTCGTACAAGACATTGCCAAGAAACCTGCGGTTGATGATTTAGGTGCGAGTGATTTAACTAAAGAGGATTTTGGTAGAGTAGATGATATGATTCAGCAAAATATTTTTGCAGGGCATCAGATAACTACGCCTTCTCTTTTTGGCATTTTAGTTGAAGGTTCATTAGGTACTCGTTCCGAGATTCGTGATGGCTACGAGGTTTTTAAAAATACTTATGTAAATGACAAGCAACAATATTTAGAAGCTATCTTTAATTCGTTTGCTAAAATAAACGGAGTTACTTCGGATTTATACATAAAGCCGGTAGAACCTATCAACTTTGAATTCAGCGAAAATATCATTTCTCAATTTGCTCCGAAAGAGTGGATTTTAGAAAAGATTGGTGTTGATATGACAAAATACCAAACTGTTGAGCCTACGCAACAAGGGTTGATAAACGAGCATCTTAAAGGAATGAAAGGAAGGGAATGGCAGAACTTCCAACGAATAATCCGTAAATACAACAAAGGCGAAATTACCAGAGACCAAGCTATTCAAATGTTAAAAAGTGGTTATGCTTTAGATGATGAAGCTATCAACACTTGGTTAGGGGATGAATCTTACGAACAGAGATTTGATGACCTTGATTCTACGATTCAGTTATTTAGTGAGTTTGGCGAAGCCGAAGATAGGTTTAACGTAGTGGCTCGTAGAAAGGTGTTTATAGGGGATTTAGAGGCTCAAGAATTGGCTTTTAGGGATGAAGTGGTAGATGATACTATTGACAAAAAAATACTTGATACAATAGCCAAAAACAAGCGTATTCCACCAAAAGATATTGCTAATATTTTAGATATCGAAGAAGATGAGGTAAGAAGTAGGATTAACAAAATGGTGGCTTTAGAGATTTTGGAGTATGATGTAGATACGCAAGTCAGTAAGTTATTAAAGCCTTTGAATGAGATTTTAGATAAGCCTTTAAAAACGAGTTTTTTAGTTCGCTATGAGTATACGTGGGATTATTTAAGGACTACTCAAAAAGACAGAAATTCAAGCACTTCAAGACCTTTTTGCCAAAGGTTAATGAGTTTGAAAAAACTTTACACAAGAGGCGAAATCGAACAAATTAGTGCAAGATTAGGATATGATGTGTTTGCTCGTGCCGGTGGTTGGTGGACAATTCCCAACACTCATATTCATTCCCCTAAATGCAGACACACTTGGAACGCAGTTGTAGTTGTTAAAAAATAAGATAATGAGCAGAAATATATTATTCATTTCAGTAAATACTATTAAAGAGAGGACAGGACTACACAATAATTGTGATGAAAAGTTGATTAATCCAGAAATCCTAACTGCTCAAGATATTTATATCCTTCCTGCACTTGGAACGGCTTTATACAATCGTTTGCAAGATGGTATTGAAAACAATAACTTAACGAATACGGAAACCACTCTTTTAGATACTTACATTGTTCCGACTTTGGTTTATTATGTTATGAGTGAACTACCTATGGGATTGAGTTATCAATTCTACAATAAAGGGTTGATTCGTAAGTCGGGAGAGGGGCAAGAAAACCCATCGGCTGCCGAGATTATAGATGTAGCGGATAGATACAGAACAAGAGCGGAGTTTTACAAACAAAGATTAGTAAAGTATTTAATTGATAGAAGTGGCTTTAATACGTTTTCAGAGTATAATAATCCGGGTTCTACTTACGATACTATTGTTCCCGAAAGACAAGCCTATACTTCTTCTATTTGGTTAGGAGATGATGATAATTGCAAGGGGATGAGTTTTGAAGAAAAATATCAAGGTAACATAAATCGTTGTTGTGGCGAATAAAACCTACTCGTTAAAAAATCAAAAGAAGCTACGGCTTTACTTACAAAAACAAGAAAATGGCACTAACCTTAAATCAGATAGTAGCACAGATAACAAGCCTCGCAAATGCACACAAGCAGATAAAAAGCGTTTACTTCGGTGACTTATCGGATTACCTATCAAGGGGAACGGAGAATATTTATCCTTCGTTGTTCTTTGATTTGACAGGTGGTAGTGTGGGAGAAAGGAATGTTACTTTAAGTTTCTCTTTATATTTTTTTGATAGGATGCTATCAGAGGACACTAATGAGACAGAGGTTTTGAGTGACCAATTAGAAATCTGTCAAGATATTATTGCTCAATTGAGATACAATAATTTTGATTTTGATGAAGGCTTAAATGCTACGTTGAATTTCTTTACAGAAGATACCCCCGATTTACTTGCGGGAGTGAGAGCGGATATCTCTATTGAACTACCTTATACGGCTAATAGATGTCAAGTTCCGAGTACATACACTTTTCCTGCATAATTCTATTTATTTAAAAGCGACAAATGGCTAACAAAAAGATTAATGAATTAACAGTACGAACTCCTGCTTTAAGTGATTTAATGATAGTGGGAGACCCTTCTTCGGGGTATTCTTTTAAGTGTACTGTTACCGCTTTAGCGACAATCATAGAAACGGATATTGCGGATGGTTTTGTTACGATAGCAACTGCACAAACGATAAGTGGAGCAAAGACATTTAGTAATATTGTTACTTTAACTTCTGTTGCTAATTCTCCAAGTGTAGGTAGTAAGTTTCTGATTTTAAATGCTTCTAATGTA